AACTACCGCCGGTCCTGCCAATGCTTGTTCGGTGGTATCCGGCAAAGAAAAACCCCCACAAAAAAATTAGTGGGGGCAGCGACTAGGGTAGCACCAGAGCTTCCGAGCGGGGGGTGGACGGAATATGGCTACAGAAACCCCGGTACTAACCTAGTACTATTTAGTACTAACCTTATAATTAGTACTTGTCAAGTACCATAGGCTAGTACCAGTCGTCTGGTACTAATAGGCTAGTACCTGTCGTCTAGTACTTAATGTCTAGTACTCTCAAGGTAATATATAGGTACTAAATAAGGCTAGTACTACATAGGCTAGTTAGTACTAGGGGAAATATACCTGAAAGAGTTGTCATTCTTCTGCCTGGGATTAAGGCGTGCTGGTTCTGCACCGTGGGCTGCCTGTTCACCGGGTTCACAGAATGGTGGGCCAGTAACCCCCGGTGCAATAACCCCGCTGATGCTGGCCAGTTCCAAAAAAGATGGAATAATGTTTTTCTGGCAGTTGCTCTGACGTTGAAATAGGGGGTAAATCAGGCTAGGCTCTGGTTTCTGCGTTACGTTACCGGAGGGTCGCTGTTCCTAGCAGCGGCCCTTTAAGTTTGTTCTGCTTTTCCTACACGAAGCAGCTTGATTGCTTCTACCACCCCTTTATCAGTGAACCGCTTGCCGAAGACGTCCAGTCGCCTGAACGCCTTGCGGCGCTTGTCCAGTCTGCTTGCAAGTTTACGAGGCGTCACATCGATCTCACGGCTGTACTTATCCAGATCGTAGGTCGGTATTTTGAGGGAGCGTAAAGTCCCGCAGTCCAGGACCCTTGTCCATTTTGGACCGCGATTTAACACCACGGTCAGGTGCCACCCGCCACGCTCGAACCAATGATTAAGGATATCAGTCATGTTGGCTCACTCTCGTTGGAGAGCCTGGCCAGATTCACAATGTCAAAGAGCGGTAACGCTGTTTACATACCCATTATATCATACGGGTTTTTGGAAACGGCGGTTTTGCGCCATTTAGAGGGCTTTTGGGAGATTTATTGGCAGAAGACTGCCAGAAAAAATAATTGAAAAACCGCTTTTCTCTGGTTTCACCAGTTGCTTTGAAGTTGGTTGTAGGTTTACAATATGTTGTTAAAGCGACGTGACTGGAGGTGACATGAGATCAATCCCGTTTATTGGGGCAGTGTGCGTCTTGGTATCTGCCTGCACTCCCCCACCGGTAGAAACCGCCCATGCCGTATGGGTCAGGGAAAATGTCGAAGTGGTGAAGACGGCAGTGGCGGAGATACCGGACTGGTTCTCTACCCCCATCAAGGACGAGGCGGATGCGGTGTATTCCGTTGGCACCGCCATCGGTCCAAACCTGCAATTATCATATGACCGGGCAATATTAAATGCCAAGCGTGTTCTGGCAGACCGCGTTGACGGCCTGATGTCGTCGAAGGTGAAGTCCTTCGTTGCCGAGAGCGGGCAGAATGAAAACAAGATATTCACCGCCGAGGCGGAGCGCGTTGTCATCAACTTCATGGCAGAGGTCAATGTCGCGGGGTATTCTCTGGAACGCACCGATATCCAGGCTTCATGGGGCAGATACAGGGTCTACGTCATGCTGAAGTACCCCCTCGGAGAGGCCAACAATATATTGATGCTGAAGCTCCGCAGGAAGGTGGAGCGGGATAGTCAGAGGCGGGCGAGAGATGCCTTCCGTGAACTGGATGAGGATGTAATCAGGCACAAGCAGGAACGTAAGGAAGAAAGCTCCGATGACTAGACGTATCAACAATCGCCTGAGGCCGCAGGAAGCAGGGCGGTAGGACGATGACCTGCGCCATTATATGTGACATCGATGGCACGCTGGCCAACAACGACCACCGCAAACACTACCTTGAGCACGCAGGCAAGAAAGACTGGGACAGGTTTTTCTCCGAGCAGCATCTTGACCCCGTAAACAAGGAAGTTGCCTGGTTATTCAACGAAATCCAGGCCAACTGCGCAGGGATTATTGTTACCGGGCGCGGCGAAGAATTTAGAGACACAACAGTGAGATGGCTGAGAAACAATGGCATCTCTTACGTCGAACTGCACATGCGGCGAGCCGGAGACCGCCGGGACGATACAATCGTTAAGAAAGAGATTCTGGACAGCCTGCGGGAGGCTGGCTATGTCCCGAAACTGGCGCTAGATGATCGCAACCGAACGGTAGCGATGTGGCGGGCCGAGGGGGTCCCTTGTTGGCAGGTGGCAGATGGAAATTTCTAGGCACCTGGGGCGTAGAAAGGAAAACGACCTGACCCAGAGTATGTGGTGGAGGGGAGACATAAATGGCTAGAACGCTGTTGGCTCTTATGAGGTCTCTTGAGGCGTGGATTTCTGGGGTCCTATTAGACAAGTTCCACAGGAACTGCATCCATGGGGACCAGCCCTTCTTCGACAAGTATCTGCTCGGTGCAACCAGGGATTTGGAGGCAGGCTATCCGGCTATCCGCGCCGAAGTCGATAAACTCATGCAGCGGTACGATGAATTGACGCCGTTCCAGACCATGTCGCCGGATCAGGAGCATCTGTCCAATGATACCCGCTGGAAGTTCTTCTTTCTGAAGTGCGCCGGGATAAAGTTCCGCAAGAATATTGCCCTGATGCCACAAACCATGGCGATTATCGGCAGGCATAAGCAGATTGTCTCCGCCTATCTGTCAATTTTAGCCCCCTATAAGTCGCTGCCACCCCATCAAGGGCCGTGGGGTGGGGTGCTGCGGGCGCATCTGGGGGTGGTCATCCCGCAAAAAGGCAGTGATCGCTGCCATCTCGTGGTGGCAGGTAAGAGATATGACTGGAAAGAAGGCGAAGTTGTGTTCTTTGACGACACCTATACCCATGAAGCGCACAATCCAACGGACAGTATCCGTGTTGTTCTCTTTATGGACGTGTTACGTCCCATGTTCCACCCATATGATTGGATAAACCGCTTCATTTTGTCGGTAATTTGGCTGTTCCCCTATGTCTGGGTGCCTTATTTCCGCCACAAAAAATGGGAAAGGGCGTTTCATGGCTAAGAAAAAGAAGAAAGGGGGTGCCAAGAAAGGACCAGACGCAGCATTCCAGCCGTTTGAGGCAGAGATCACCCTGTTTTCCATTGTTGATTTCATGCTGTGTCAGACCATGCTGCCCATGGAGATGGTCGATTCCCTCAACGTGGAGCTTGACCGCCTGAGAGCCGACAAGAACAGGGGAAGCCATGCCCATACCCTGGTCGGGCAGATGAAAAAGGGCGAACAACTGGGGCTGCCAAGGGAAAACCCCATATTCGGTAAGATTTACACCATGGTCGAGCAGCTTGCCATGACCTATGTGCAGGCTTTCGGCAAGCAAACCGCCCTGACCGAGGAAATCCCATGGGTCGGGGCGCAGTGCAAGGATTTGTGGTCGGTGCATATGTTCGCAGGCGACTATAACCCCATGCACGACCACGGTAGTGACACCGAAGCTGGGATGTCCTTCGTGATGTGGACGCGGGTGCCGGAAAATATGCGTAATGAAGAAGCGGGCACCCTGTTTAACTCGTCAGGTTACCTGGATGGCTGCCTAAAGTTCTTCAATGGACCCTTCTCTCAGAGGGGGCCGATGCAATTCCGCCCCCCGAAGGTGCTGGATATTGTTCCAGAGCCGGGGAAATTCGTCATCTTTCCCCACTGGTTGAACCATACGGTCTATCCCTTCGTCGCGGATGGTGAGAGGACCACCATATCGGGCAACGTAAACTTGTTTGATAAAACCCCCGAAGAATTGGAAAAGGAGGCGGAGAAGCGTGACCAAACGTCAGAAGCAGTGTCTTGATTTCGTTCTGAATTTCTGGGAACGCTACGGCTACGGGCCAAGCTATCAGGAAATCTCCGATGGTCTTGGCATGAAAAACAAATCAGGGGCCTACCGGATCGTGGACCTTCTGTGTGCGCGTGGAAAACTTACGAAACATGCAGGTCAGGCGCGGTCAATCTGTGGTCCGGCGGAGGAATGAAAAGGCACTCACCTGATGACATATGCAGTGCCGATGAAAGCAACCCAACATTAAGGGTTGCATCTTTGTTGTTCTTTAGTTTGTAATTTGTGTGTTCTGCACCTGGGTGGTCTGGGCGCAGCAGTGGGAGTCTTGCCAGAATTCAATGGAGGTTGATTATCATGTCGAGTTTTATTATTGCAGCACCGAAAATACGCGAACTGCATTTGAAAGTTACTGGCCACAGCGGTCTGATTTGTCACCATTTTAGTGACAAGTCGCGGAAGCAAATTGAAGACGTGCAAGCCAAGGTGGCAAAGGGGCCAAAAGAGGCCCGTGATCCACAGGCTGAATACGAGGGTGCCTTCTATAAACTGGAAGGCGGCGGTTATGGCTTCCCGTGTTCGGGGTTCAAGAAATCCGCCATTCGCGCTGCCAAAATGCTTGACGGCGTGAATATGACGGATGCGAGGCAGATGTTCTTTGTCGAGCCAGACGACCGTGACACCACGGGCGTTGACTGTGTTCGCATTGAGGGAACACCGGAGATGCGGACGGACACGGTGCGGCTTTCCAAGGGCGTGGCTGATCTACGGTATCGTCCAGAGTTTCGGGATTGGTCATGTACTCTGAAAATCAGCTATGACGAGGACTTAATCAGCGGTTCGCAACTGGTGAATTTGTTCAGCAGAGCCGGTTTGCAGGTTGGTGTCGGTGACTGGCGACCCGAAAAAGGCGGCGATTTTGGCCGGTTCGTTATCGGTGAGCAACAGGCACTTGACGCTGACGGCCTTGAGGCGGAAACCAAAAAGGCGGCTTGATGGCGCGGGAAAGCAAAATTGCGGCGGCTCTGGGCGAGATTGCCCAGGGCCAACCGCTCACACCGGAAGTCGTGGTGCATACGGCCACGGACCCAGAGAATGTCTTGCACGACCACTTCGAATGGGACGACGGAATTGCCGGTCACAAGCACCGAATGTGGCAGGCGCGTCAGTTGATTCGCGGGGTGAAAATCGTCACCCCCGAAGGGCAAAGCGCCTCGCGCTTTGTTTCTGTCAAGTTCGGTCCAGACCGCCAGTACGAAGATATTCGCTTGGTCGTCAAGGACACCGACAAATGGGAAGCCGTTTTGACTGACATGGCCCAGCGTTTGGGCGAGTGGGAAACCACACTGAACAGCTTGATGTCGATGGCGCAAACCGAAGACCGGGGCGAAACCGCGCAAGATTTACAGCGGCGCGTTATCCGCTTGCGGAACCGCTTGGAAGAAGCGGCACAACTGCCGCTATGACCGTTTTGACAAGGCGTTAAGAGGCAACGCAGCCGAGGCAGTCTTGGTAGGGCGCGGTTTGGTGGGTTGGGGTATGGCCCGGTCGGGCTACGTTTGGCGAGGTATGGCAGTCCAGGCCGGGCGTGGAGAGTTCTGGTAGGGCGTTGTTTGGCGCGGCGAGGTACGGCAGTTAATTTGAGAACATTTTGTAGCAGCAACAGGTGGTAATGAGATGAGAGCAAAGCATGATTTTTACCCGACCCCGGAGAAAATCGTGGAGCGCATGGCGCGGGAGTTCCTCGACGTGCAGATCAATGCCATTAGGCTAGGCAATGCCAGACCGCCGATCCCGGTCTGGGAGCCTTGCGCTGGGGACGGCAGGATTGCCAAGGCGATTCGCTCCCATGGTGTGGAGGCCATAGAGACCGACATCTCCACCGGCAACGATTTCTTTGATTACGACACGCCGATGTCACCCATCCTGATGACCAACCCGCCGTTCTCGAAAATACGGGAGTTTATCGACCATGCCTTCAGTATCGGCGTGATGTCCATGGCCCTGGTCTGTTCGGAGCGGCTGTGGGCCTGTAAGAAGGGGCGGGCGCAGTTCTTGAAGTACCGGCCCAGCCGGTTTGCCATGATGGACTGGCGGGAAGACTATCTTGGGAAAGGTGGCTCGCCGGATCGCGCCCTTGCGGTGGCTGTATGGGAGGAACCCTGCGCACATATCTGCCGGTACGAGGTCTGGTCGAGGGAGGCGGATTTATACCCTAAGTTTGATTTCTCGTCTTTTGAAAGGCGATAGCACAGACCAACTCCTATAAATTCTATTTCTGTACCCGAGCCCACCAGACAGGAGACGTTGTTCAGAGTGGTGAGAAGTACGCTCCATGTCCTGGTTTCATGGTTGATCAGAAGCTCGAAGACCATCGACGAGGCCGTGAGACCCCGTGCGATCATTCTTTCTCCGTATACGATGGTGCGCACCTGCATCATCCTTTCTTTCTGCATGCAGAGTACCCGTTGCTGTGCCTGGGCTGAGAAGATGGCCAGAAAGGTAATGGCTATGATGATGCCGAGACGTAACATCTCTTTGATTTCAGGACTGTTTCATAAATAAAAATTGACTGGCCAATATTGACACGCCGGTGTCGGCGGGCACAGTATGGTACAAAGACGGAAACGCATATCATATTTGGCGAAGAGGCCTCCCTTTTGGCAAAACCAAAGCGGTCTAGACGAAAGTTAGTAGCTCAACCATCTGTGAAGAGATGGTCACACTGGTGAATCATCCTGATCGGGCTGTTATCAAGCCCTTCACATATGATGATCCCGAGACCGGAGACCGAATCGAGGTTTCCGTCTCTCCGGGCTACTCAAAGATCACGGTTAATTTCAGAACGTATTATTTCGTCAGGGAGACTGGCGAATTTGATGGCTCCGCTACCGAATTTCAGACTGGCCCAATTCTCATTTTTTCTTCCGACGGGGAGTAACAGTTTTCTTCTTGGTCTTCTCCCAATCGCGAAGCAGCTTTATTGACAGGTCCGTGTCAATGGGCACAGTATGGTACAAACCCGGAAACGCATACCATATCTGGTAAGAGGGTCTCCCTTTTGGCAATATCTGATCAGCAGCTTGATATTTATATTAAGAAAGCGGCTGCACTGCCATATGAAGGGCAGAAGGAAATTCTTGTTCTTCTTGAGCTTCTTGAGGAAGTTACCACCCGCGAGAAGATTGTAAGGAACTTCCTGTCTTTCGTTAAAGTCATGTGGCCCACCTTCATCGAAGGCCCGCATCACAAGATCATGGCCGACGCTTTCGAGCGCGTTGCCGAAGGGAAACTGAGGCGGCTTATTATCAATATGCCGCCACGTCACACCAAATCGGAGTTCGCAAGTTATCTTCTGCCTGCATGGTTTATCGGCAGAAACCCGGCAGGAAAGGTTATCCAAACCGCCCATACCGCCGAGTTGGCCGTGGGCTTTGGTCGTAAGGTGAGGAACCTTGTCGGCAGAGAGGATTTTCAGTCCGCTTTTCCAGGTGTGAAGTTGCGCCAAGACAGCAAGGCGGCAGGCCGATGGAACACCAATGAGGAGGGTGAATATTTTGCCATCGGCGTTGGTGGTGCGGTTACCGGTAAGGGCGCTGACCTGCTGATCATCGACGATCCGCACAGTGAACAGGAGGCCAAGTCTCTTGATCCGGCGGTCTTTGATCCGGTTTATGAGTGGTATACATCAGGTCCCCGCCAGCGGTTGCAGCCCGGTGGCTCCATCGTTGTCGTGATGACCCGCTGGCATCAACGGGATTTGACCGGTCAATTGTTAAAGTCAGCGCACCAGAGGGACGGATCAGATGAGTGGGAAGTCATCCAGCTTCCCGCCATATTGCCGTCAGGTAGTTCGTTGTGGCCAGAATACTGGTCGAAGGATGAACTGGAACGGTTGAAGGCCGAACTGCCAGCCGCCAAGTGGTCAGCCCAGTATCAGCAGGACCCCACGGCGGAAGAGCAGGCCATGGTCAAGCGGGACTGGTGGCGAACTTGGGAGAAGGATGAGCCGCCGTCTTGTGAGTTCATCATCCAGTCTTGGGATACGGCTTTCTTGAAAACACAACGGGCGGATTATTCGGCCTGCACCACATGGGGTATTTTCTACGAGCCCAACGATTTGGGCACCGACACCGCCAACATCATCCTGCTTGACGCCTTCAAGGACAGGATGGAGTTTCCCGAACTGAAGAAGGTGGCCCAGAAGACATACAACCAATGGGAGCCGGATGCCTGTATTGTTGAAGCAAAAGCGGCGGGCTCGCCGTTGATTTTCGAGTTGCGGCAGATGGGCATCCCGGTCAGCGAGTTTACCCCGTCAAGGGGAAATGACAAGATAGCCAGGGTGAACGCGGTCAGTGACCTGTTCGCTTCCGGTATTGTCTGGGCACCGAACAAGAATTGGGCGGAAGAGGTTATAGAGGAGTTCGCCGCTTTTCCGGTTGGTGAGCATGACGACCTTGTTGATAGCAGCACGCAGGCATTGTTGCGTTTTAGGCAGGGTGGTTTTATCAGGGTTGCTTCCGACTATGAAGATCAGGAAATGTCCTTTCAGAAAGCGGAATATTATTAAGGAACCGCTAGGAGTGGCGGAGAGCGGGCATGGCGGATAATATCAGCACGAAATTGTTTAGTGCGAAATTGTCTCCGGGGTCGGCTGCCGCTGTGTGGAATGCGAAGGCAGCGCGGCATAAGGAGAGCTTGGCGCAATTTGATGTAGTCGGCCCACAGCCTGGCGTGAGAGATAAGCAGATATTGCAGACCCAGTTAAATATGAAATTGGGGTCACGTTCATCAGAATGATGAGGAGATATACATGCATAAGCCAAGAGTGATAGGCCGCACCATAGGTGAAGAGGTTCCCCGTAAGCGGATACCGATCAGGGGGGTCGGTGCCGCAACCAAGGGCACCAAGTACTACGCTTATGCAGACCAGATTACGGATACGGCACAGAAGCCTCCGGCTGAGTGGGTGTCCACCATCAAAAAGGTTTAGTTGATGGCAATAGACAAGAGTATAGCCCAGGCTCCGACCCGCTCTGAGAGTACGGTTACGGAGGAGGAGCTTCGTGGGCTTGACGCGGACACTGGGGGGTCTGCGATTGAGATTGCCGTTGTTAATCCTGAAATGGTTGCTATTTCCACGGACGATGGCGGTGTCGTTATCGACTTTGATCCTACGGCGGCAGAGGCCGATGGGAGTGACGATTTCGATTCTAACTTGGCCGAGTATATGGAGGATACCGTGTTGCAGCGGCTGGCCTCCCAGCTAAATGGAGAATTTGAGAGCGACCGTAATTCTCGCGCCGACTGGGCGCGGACCTATACCCGGGGGCTTGATCTTCTTGGTCTGAAGACCGACGACAGGACAACACCATGGCCGGGAGCCTGCGGTGTTTACCATCCGATCCTGACAGAAGCCGTGGTCCGGTTCCAATCCCAGGCGATCATGGAGCTATTTCCCGCCTCCGGTCCCGTAAAAACCAAGATTATTGGCGATATAACGGACCAGAAGGAAGAGCAGGCGCAGCGCATCCAGCAGCATATGAACTATCTGCTGACCGAGAAGATGACGGAGTTTAGGCCGGAAACGGAGCAGATGCTGTTCTCACTGCCTCTGGCAGGATCGTCCTTCAAGAAGATTTACTACGACCCGAATATGGGCCGTGTATGTTCTCATTTCGTTCCGGCGGAGGACTTCGTTGTTTCCTATGGGGCGTCCGATCTCCTGACGGCTTCCCGCTATACGCACATGATGCGGAAAACTCACAATGATATCCGCAAGTTGCAGGTCGCTGGCCTGTATCGCGATATTGAATTGTTGCCAAATGCGCCGGATTTTTCCGATATTCAGGAGAAATATGACGAGCTTGAGGGGGAAAGCCCCACCTATGAGCATGATGATCGTTATGTCTTGCTGGAGATGCATGTCGATCTTGATCTTGAAGGATACGAGGATGAAGACGATGACGGCAAGGAGACGGGCATTGCCCTTCCCTATGTCGTGACCTTTGTGAAGGGCGGCAGTTCGGTTCTGTCGATACGGCGGAACTGGTACGAGGACGATGAGCTTCGTGTGAAGCGGCTGCATTTTGTGCATTACCAGTATATGCCTGGTCTGGGGTTCTATGGTTTTGGCCTGATCCATTTAATTGGTGGTATCGCCAAGTCGGCAACGTCGCTTCTCAGGCAGCTTGTCGATGCCGGGACATTGTCGAACTTGCCGGGTGGCCTGAAGTCGAGAGGCCTGCGTATCAAGGGCGATGACTCTCCGATCATGCCCGGTGAGTTCAGGGACGTTGACGTTCCTGGCGGGGCCATAAAGGACAACATTACCTTCCTTCCCTACAAGGAGCCGAGCGCCGTTCTTCACGCATTGCTGGGGGAAATTGTCGAGGAGGGCAGGCGCTTTGCCTCGATTACCGATCTGAAGCTGGCTGACATGAAACAGGATGCCCCGGTGGGCACCACCCTGGCTCTCATTGAGCGGTCAATGAAGGTTATGTCGGCCATCCAGGCAAGGCTTCACGATGCCATGCGGAAGGAGTTTATCCTGATTGCTGGCATTGTCCGCGACTATGCGGAAGACGAATATGAATATAAGGCTGATGACAAGGAGGCCATAAAGAGCGACGACTTCGATGGCCGTGTGGATATCATTCCGGTGTCCGATCCAAACGCCGCGACCATGAGCCAGCGCATCATGCAGTATCAGGCGGCGCTCCAGTTATCCCAGAGCGCTCCGCAGATGTACGATCTTCCAGAATTACACCGGCAGATGCTGGATGTTCTGGGTATACAGGATGCTGAGAAGATCATTCCTCTTACTGAGGAGATGAAGCCGCGTGATCCGGTCAGTGAGAATATGGATGTGCTGAATAGCAAGCCATTGAAAGCATTCATTCGTCAGGACCATGAGGCCCATATTCAGGTGCATATGGCGGCCATACAGGACCCGAAAATACAGCATCTTGTTTCCCAGAGTCCGATGGCCGGAACCATTGCCGCTGCAATGTCTTCCCACATACAGGAGCATCTTGGCTTTCAGTACCGCCGAGAGATCGAAAAGCAGCTTGGCCTGGAATTGCCGCCGCCGAACGAACTGTTGCCTGAAGATGTCGAAGTCAAGCTGTCGCGCCTTGTGGCGGAAGCGGCTGAGAGGTTGTTCAACAAGAATGTTGCCGAGGCGCAGCAGCAGCAGGCGCAGCAGCAAGCGCAAGACCCGATGTTCCAGTTGCAGCAGCAGGAGCTTGAGCTTCGCCGCGCTGATATTCAAAGGAAGGCCGAGACCGATAAGGCAAGGCTCATGCTCAATGCCGAGAAGGAGCGTTCTTCTCAGGAGCTAGAGCGCGATAAGATGGCCCAGAATGCCGAACTTGAAGGCGTCAAGCTGGGTGTGGAGATAGCGAAGACCCAGGAGAATACGTCCCTGAAGGTTTCTGAAAATGAGGAAAAAGCAATCCTCGATAGGGCGAGGCTCTCAGCGGAAGTCGCGAAAGCCCTTCTTGACGATGATGTTAAGAGAAGCGGGAAGAGTTAATATTGCTTGATGAATCTTTATTTTCGTCTTATCGAAAGATATTACGGAACCTGATGAATGAGCGTGCCGACGATCTTGCAATGGGCGGTGCTAAGTCTTTCGATGAATACCAGAAGATGGTTGGTGTCATAGAGGGGCTTGCGACAGCCGAAAGGGAAATGCTGGACCTGGTGGAGAAGCAGAGAAAGGCCGAAGACGGATCGGGATAAACAGTCAATGTTTCACATGAAACATCAGGGCAGATCGTCACTGCCTGCCGGTTGGCTAACAAATGCGCAGGGGGAGCGTTACCCCCGCTTCAGAGCGAAAACGCGAGGAGAAGTCTGTGTCCGATAGGAAAGTTGTCGAGCTTAGTGAGGAAGGGGAGGCGCTCCTCAGAAAAGAAAAGAAGACAATGCTAACGTCGGCGACCCAGTTACCGCATCCTTGTTCTTATCACATCCTGGTGGTTCTTCCTGAACAGGAGGATAAGACAGACGGCGGTGTCTATATTATAGACAGTATGCGGGAGCGTGAGGAGATGGCCAGCATTACGGCCTATGTCATGGCGCTTGGTCCTGACTGTTATACAGAAACTCCGCAAAGGAAATTCCCCAGCGGGGCCTATTGCAAGGAGGGCGACTGGATTGTTATGAGATCATATTCGGGGACCCGTATTGAAATTCACGGCAAGAAGTTCAGGCTTATTACCGACGATGTGCCGCAGGCTATTGTCGATGATCCCAGAGGGGTGATAAGAGCATGAGCATTAAACCGGAAGTGGCCGAGAAGCCCCAGGACGATCTCTTTACAGAAGAGAAATCCGAGAGCTTTACCGATCCCATCGACGTTCTGTCTGAGGATGCCTCTGATATAGAGGTTTCTGTGGTGGACGATACTCCCGAAGAGGACCGTAACCGGCCCCCGCATGGGGAGGTTACGGAGAACCTGGAGGAGGATATCCCTGGCATGTCCGAGCGCGTTAAGTCGCGCATGGATACGCTTCGTTATGAATTTCATAATGAGCGACGTGATAAGGAGTCGGCGCAGAGAGAGAACACTGAGGCTGTCCGCTATGCGCAGAACGTGCAGTCGGAAAACACGGCGCTCAGGGACCAGTTATCAAACAGTCGCAGATTGTTGTATGACCAGGTTTCTGCCAAGAACGATGTTGAGCTTGACGCCGCCAAGGCGAGGTTCAAGGAGGCATACGAGACTGGCGATGCCGATGCCATTTCAGATGCGCAGTCGGAGGTCTCGCGTCTTCATGCTGAACGCTCCCATTATAATGTGGCTGTGCCGGATGCCTATAATGAACAGCCAGTACAGCAGGGGGTTCCGGATCAGCCTCAACCGCAACAGCATGTTCCCCCTCCGGACCCGAAGGCGGTTGCTTGGTTGCAGAAAAACCTTTGGTTCCAACGGCCTGGGTATGAGCAGTTGACTGGCTTTGCCATAGGTGTACATGAACAGCTTATCCGTAAAGGATATAATCCATTGGTTCATAATGAATATTATGAAATCGTCGATAGGGAGCTTAGGGATAAGTTCCCAGAGAGTTTTGAGAAGGAAGCATCCTCTGGAAGTGGGCCTCCGACTTCTCGAAAGACCCCGGTGGTCGCCCCTGCAAGTCGTGGCGGCAAAAAGCCGAGCAAAGTGGAGTTATCTTCCTCTCAGGTTCGCCTCGCCAGCAAACTTGGGATAACGCCGGAACAATATGCAGCACAGGTTGTGAAGGAGATGGCCAATGGCTGACATAGCGGCAGATGAGCGCACACCGAGAGAAGCCGATTCTCGTGAAGCTGTTGAAAGAGAAAAGTCTTGGGAACCACCGCAGGTATTACCTGATCCTGCTCCGCAGGATGGGTGGGTTTTCCGCTGGATCAGAACTTCCATCATGGGAAATCAGGACAATGTCAATGTGTCCAAGAGAT